CAATTTGACGATCGCGTCAGCGACGTGTTTTGTGAGCGTCATTCTTTCCCCCTATACGGAACGATCGATTTCATCTTTTCCCACATCTCGGAAAATTTCTGATCTCGCTCTTCTTCCGTGAGGACGTATCGATTGATCTCTTTCACGGCGTCTTGAACCTCGTCACAATCTGCCATGCCCATGATGAAATTCCGGAGAGAGAGAAGATCTCTCTTCTTTGCGATGATCGACGCTCGGAGACGTTTCGAGAATTCATCATGGTCCCTTTCGAAGAGATCTTCCGCCTCCTCCCAAGAGCTTACGGCATGGCATTCGAGGAGGCGGATGATTTTAGCGGAAGATCATTCTTCTCGGAATATCGAATCGAAGACGTTACAATATCGAGAAGATCTTTGTCCGAAACTGAAGAGAGAAGAGAATCGGAGACGAATCCGTCTTTCGTTTCCGGATCCCATAAAACGGCATGGGCGCACCATTCGAGATTGATGCGCCATTCGTTCCATAGGCGCCGGATTTCTTCCAATTCATCTTCGGAGTAATTTTCAGTCACGAACGCGAGAATCGGGGGTTCCCCGTCGATCTTTTCCGCCATCGGATCGTATTTGTAAAGATCTTCATACAAGACTCGGAAGATCTCGAGAACGTTCGCATAATGTTTCGACCATTCTGCTGATCTGATCCGAGGAAGACGATTCGCGGGGAATACCCCCCATCGGTGAACATCTCCGAGGAGATCTTCGAATTCGATCTTTCCGCCATGAAGCGCGAGAGATTTCGTTTCTCTGATCATCGGAACTAGACTGAAGTCTTGTATCCCCAATAGCCGAACTGAAGAAAGTTCGTCGCGCCAAGGTCCGGATAGATGAACCATTCCGACGTCCATTTCATCGGTTCAGAGAAAGAATAGGCGTTCAGATTCTTGGGATTCGGAACGGCCTTGAAGAATGTAATCCATTCTTCTTCGTTGGTCGTGACGACTCTTTTTCCGGACATCGTCTTGAAGACCGCCTCTAGCGCGTAGTCGTACAGATTCAAATTGTTCGGGAGATATGCGACGATCTTCTTCGCGGTCGTTCCGACGACCGTGTAGAACGGAAAGAGATTCACGATCCGATCGATCACGGGTTCTCTGATGGTCAGATTGAAAGAGAAATTCGTCTCTTCGATGATGTGACCCGTCGCCTGATTTCCGATTCCGTGGATATTGCCGATAGCCTTGAGCGCGAGATCGACGACGATTTGAGTTGTTTCACCATCTAGCCATCCAATATCGTCTCCGTCAATTTCGAGTTTCAGTCCTCGACAATATTGCGTGAGTGCAAACGTTGACTGATCGGGCATTTTCACTTACCTCCATAATTGAGATTGATATTTGAAATCTTTGCGAAGCGATTTCCTTTGCAAATTTCACAGCGTTCGGGATGTCCATTCACAGGAACGATCTGTTCTTCTCCGCATCGGTCACAAGTGAAAGATCTCAAAGTCACATTGTGATCTTCCGGAGAAGACATATCTTCTTCTTGTGAAATCACAGGAGATCCCATGTCGTTCTTCCCGGATTTCGATGCGGATCCGGAAGATTTTCCTGTGATTTTCTTCTTCGTCATAGTGAAAGTCCTTTCTTGAAAGTCTCCATCGCGAGATTGATCACCCGAGGATCCGCGATCGCGCGTGAGATATATTTCCGATTCATCTCTCGCTCAAGTCTTCCGCCATAGGGCGCGTTCTCATCGACTCCGATCTCTTGAACGAAGACCGCGACGCCGATCTTTTTCACGGGTCCCATGACGATATGTTGAACGAGATTTCCGGTTCGAGACGCCGGAGCTTCTCCGGATCTCGATGCTCGATATGCTTTCACGCGAAAGATCCCGGAAGAATACGTTCCGTCTTCGTTTCGTTTTCGCGTGGTTATAATCGTGAGATATTTTTTCGCGCCGGATAGTCCGACAACTCCGGGTTTCCGATAGACCTTTCCGGAAGGTCCGGGAGATGTCGCGAGATTCCGCGATCGCGTGATCGTCTTGATCGATTGATCGACGACCTCGCCTCCGGCGAAAAGAAGACCTCTCGCGATCCGTCTTTCGAGATCTTTCAATTCAGATTCGATCCATCGAAAATTCGTACTCAATGGACTCTCCGATAATACGAAAGACGATCGTCAACGATTGATCGGAAATCCGAATCGAAATTCGAAATGGATTGAAGAAATCCGACAGCCTGATTCAACGCTTCATATCCGACGAGATGATTCTTCCCGCCTCTCTTCCACGTCAGAAAAGCGAGTTCTTTATGAATGAATCGAAGATCGTCCCATTCCGTATCTGCGGAAGAATATCCGCCCGTGTAGGTTACGTCGATATAATACGACGCATCGTTCCATCCGGACGCGCGATATACTTTTCCGCGTTTCGAATAGTGGAGAGAATACGCGTCGGAATCAAGAGCGGTCGAAGCTCCGTCGAGATAGATTCCGGAGATCGACGAGATCGGGGGATTTCTCAAATAGAGATAACATCCCACGACATCATTCTCAAAAGTCGGATCATATCTTTCGAGAGTATAGGTTCGAGACGCTAATCGACGTTGACAGAAATTATCCATGAAACGCGCGACGGCGAAGAGAATCGAATCAACGGATTTCGAATCCGGCGGATCCGTTTCGCTCGCGCATCGTTCGATGAATTCTTCCTTCTTACAGAAAAGAATCCGATCGTTCTCGTCGCTCATTTCTTCTTCGATCGTCCGATCTTCGTCGTTCTGACGCGTTCCGTTTTAATCTTCGTCGTTTTGACGTCTTCAGATTTCGGCGTCGGATCCGGAAGATCGATCTTCGTTTCTTCGACGAGAACGGCGACTCTTGAGATCCCGATCATATATTTCCCCCGATCGTCTTCGACGTTCATCACCGTTCCGGGGATGATCTTCGCCCCCGTGATCTTATCCGTGAATTGAGCGATTGTCCGTACTTTCATAATTCCTCCAGAAAAGGGGCGGAGGACGAACCTCCGCCCCGGAGATGTTTTCGTTCTTCTATCAGGAAGAACGTTCCTTCTTTTCGCCGAGAATGATTCCGCAAGCGACTTCAGAGTCGGCGGTTTGGGATCGCGCGAGAACCTTCAGATTCTGCGATCCGGCGGGGATTGCCACTTCCACGGCGGTAGCCATTCCGTCGGCGGTGAGAGATGCCGTCGCGCCGGAAATGTCCGCGTAGGATCCGGAAGCGTCGCATTGAATCTTCGCGTCGACCGTAGCAGACGCGCCGATATCGGTCGCGAGAAGAAGAACGACGCGTTGAGGATAGCCGTAGTCTTCAAGAGCGATCACGGAAGATTCCGTATAGGTCGCTCCTTTCGTGATCGTTGAAAAGTGAGTGATGATAGGCGAAATCGAACCAAGGAATTCTCTGCTCATCGTTCCTCCTCACGCTGACGGATCCGTCAGGATGACTTGAGGGGAGATCCGGAATCCGGAAGATTCATCCCCTGAAGACGCTGACTGATCGGTCAGATAGATGTAGTCGAGAACGAGAGGACGCGCATCGATGTCGAAATAAAAAATATAGTACACGGCGCGTTTCTCTGCATATCGGTGTTCAGACGCGAAGACGGTGAGATCTTTTCCGAGTCCGACTCCGAACATGGAAAGATCGACGAGATTCGCGTCCGCTTCGACCCCGATGTAGGGCGTTTCATACGCCCAGATAAGGGGAATATTCATGAGAGTCGGAGGAACTCCCTTTGAATAGTCCTGATAGAAGATCGGATTTCCGGCCCCGTCTTCCGCGGATGCGACGGCGTCCCACGCGGACCACGAGAGGAACCAATAGAGAGACGTTGGATCCTGAGCGTAGAGACGTTTCCTCATTCCGCGAAGATCCGCGAATCCGATCGTGTTTGCCGTCGCGCGTTCCACGGCGAACGTCGATTTCGCCTTCGCCCATCCGAGAGGTTCCGCGGTTCCCGTACCCTGAAGGCAGAGATATCCGACGTGATACTCGAACGCGTTCCGGAACGTGTCCATCAGAACCGCTTCCGCGTTCGGCGCGGAATCCATCAACTTCCGGGACATCAACGCTTCGCCCTGACGTTCCGACGGAGAGAATTTGATCATCTGCATGGAGGGTTCATTCTGGGATCCGACTCCCGTATTTTCGGAAACCGCCGAGAAGGTGATTCCGCCATAGAGAGACGCGGATCCTACGTTCTTGATATTCATGCAGGACATGTCAGCGAACGCGCCGGACATATCGATCTTCGATTTCTGAAGAACGATCGATCCGATCTTTCCGAATCCGGGGACGGGTTGCATCGGAAGGGTCTGGGTCGGAACGAGTCCTCCCATCTGATCCCAATCCGCGACGGTCAGACCTTTGCTTTTCCCATATACGTCTTTCGTATAGAGATTTGCAAGTTTGACCTTGACCCGATCTCCGTCATCCTTGTATTTCCCGAGACGAAGATTCTTCAATTTCTGAAAAGAATCTTTCGTCGTTTCCCCGCGGGTGTCCATCTGTCCGGGTTCCCCTCCGGAGAAATGATTCTTCGTTCCCGCCTCCGGGACATTCTTGAGAATGGTTTTCATTTCAACGTTTTCACGTTTCAAATCTTCCATCCCCTTTGCGAGATCTCCGATCGCGGAAAGACCCTTCCGGAGTTCTTCCGCGGAAATATCGATCCCGCCGTTCGCGCCTTCGGCGCATTTCGGACACGAATCGAGTGATTCGTCGTATTCGTGGCCACAGGTTGCGCATTTCTTTTTCACGCTTACTCCTTTCTATTTGAGATTAATTCTTACGAATGGCCGGATTTCTTTTTCTCGCCCTTTGACCTTCCGCGTTCTTTCCGTTCCGGCGTTGACGAAAAGTTTTTCGGTAAGGCTGACGATGTCCGACTGAATCGAATTTGTCGCCTCGGAGAGATCCGAAAGAGATTTCTTGATCTCTTCGAATTCTTCCGGAACGACGATCGATCTTGATCCGGTATCTTGAAGAAGATATTCGGAATATTCCCGAGTGATGACGCCTTTCCGGAGCGCGTTTTGAACCGCGTCCGGATTCGCGCCGACGAGGACTTGGGAGATCTCAAGAAGAGACGCCTTCGTATAGGTGACGAAGGGTTCGTTCTTTCCGTCTCCGAGTTTGTATTCCAGATCCATGAATCCGACGGAGAACGCTCCCGATTTCTGGGTGACGAGATACCACGCCCATGAAACTTCTTCATTCTCCGGCGCGCCGTCTCCGATAAAATATTTGAATTTCGGAACGAGTCCGAGATCTTTATCGATCCGGATCGATTCGGTTTTTCCGATATGATTCCGGAGAGATCCCCAATAATTATGTTGCGAAAGAAGCGGGCCGTTCTGATTCATGAAATCGTCAAGACCCCCTTCCCATGCCTCATGAAGAATCACCTCTCCGTGTCGATCTTTCCGATTCGTTGAGACGGAAAGTTCGATAGTCTTCGATTCGAGATCCGGATCTCCGAGAGATTTAGCGACGAACGTTTTTCGGATAAGTTGTCCCATCATTAGCCTCCTGCCATATGAACGGAATGTGTGCATCGACAATTCACGCGTTCCTCAACGGGAAGGGCCGGATCTCCGGGATACTGCCCATATCCGGATCCGACGGAGAATTGAGCGTTCAGCGGTACGCGTTGACCGCCCGCTTCGATATGAGAATCCCGGGTGTCATCGTCCCCGGTGTCGATCCATTCTTTTTCGAGAGCGATTCCCGTTTGAGTCTGCGCGAGAACCCAAGAATCAATCTTCGCGGAATTCGACGCGGATGTCGTTTCCGTTCTCGCGATCCGCCAAGATCTCGATTCCCTGTTCTGGGTCCATTTCTCATATTTCGCAACGACCGCATCTTTGACGGCGTTCTTTACTTCGTCTTTTGTTCCGCCTTCCGCGATCACATCCGAGATCGTCACACGAAGAGAATCTTTCGAAGTATTGATTATCGTCTGAAGATCTGTTTGAAGAATCGCTTTCGCTTGATCTTTGATCCACGGAAGAGAGAGATCGAAATTGATTTCCATCCCGATCACGCCGGAGACTTCTTCCGCTCCCTCTATCCCGAAGTAACCATAAACGCCGAAGAAATCATCGAAGACGATTTCCATCCATTTCTTGATCCACGCATCTTTGACGGGGAAGACCTGATCAAGAGATCCCGTCTTCTTGCACGCGTCTCGAAGATCCGATCCGGATCTCTTCTTCGACGGAAGATTCTCGAACGTTTTGATCGATTCATCCAACGCGCCTTCGTCAATGGTCTTCAAGATCGTTTCGAGATCCCATTCGAAAGCACGTTGCACCGCCTTCAGGATTGACGCCTCACGCGATGAATGGGCTTTCAAGTACGATTCCACGTAATTCTTACGCCAACCTGCCACGCGCGAAGACAGACGCGTCTGGCGCAATTTCTTCTCTTTCTCTTCTCTCGGCGTGATGTCGAGAATTTCTTGAGGAGGTCCCTTCCGTTCCGGAATTAAGATCTCGCCTCTTCCGTCCGGATGGGGTTCCCATCCCTCGGAGTCTCTCTGCTGATCCGGAGAAATGACGCCCATTTCGAGATACATTTTCGCTTTCTGAAGAGCAAATTCTTTATCTTCCGGAGAATCGTCTTCATATCCCAATTCGATCGCGTCATCGAATCTCGGGACGAGTCCGCGCATATACGAACGGAGCCAAAGATTCCGCCTCGGATTGATCGAGAGACGATAGAAGTTTTTCCACGCGTTCGTTGAATTCGCATAGTTCGCGTCTTGAGAGAATAGAGCCTCCGGAATGCCGAACGCGCGGAGGATCCGTTGATCAGAGAATGATTGATCCGCGAGAAGTTGAGCGTCGGACGGAGAGATCGAGAGTTGGTGAATCTCAACGTCTCGGCCCTGAAGAAGAGCGACGCGTCTCGAATTCCGTACCCCCATGTGCCTCTCTTCGAATTTATCCCGAAGATCTTTCTTGTCGTCCGGTCCGATCGGCGTCTTTGAGATGATCACCATCGACGGCGTCGCATCGTGTTCGTAGAACATGAGCTTGAATAGATTCTGCGCGCGTCCGGTATCGATTTCTGAAGACTGCTGTTCGATGATTGACGCGCCGAGATATTCCCATTTCGGATGAATATATCGGAGATGAATCAATTCCCACGGATCAAAGATCTCGAAATCCCCCGCTCCGGTTCGAAAGACGTAGTTCAAAAGATATCCGGTTTCCGGATCAACGGCGACGGATACGTTTGCCGGATTCAATGGCCAGATCTGAAAATATTTCCCGAGAGCGTTTTTCACGGGATAGAGATATCCATTTCCGGTAAGATCGAGATGAAGTTGACCTTTTTTGTGAAGGTCGAACCCGTCGAAATCCCGAACGTTCATTCTACATTCCGGATAATAATTTCTTCCGGGATTCTTCAGAAATTCGATGACGTCCGAATCAAAGACTTTCTCTTTTGTCCCCGTCTTCGAATTCGTCGTTTCGAGAGAAAACCATTTCGTCATTCCGACAATATCAGAGATCAATCCGGTACAGAACGCTACGGTTCCATAATTCTGTTCAATCAATTCTTTTTCAGGGATCGGAGAATATTCTTTCGAAGAACCTCCGGCCATAATCTGAATTTGATCGAATCTCCATTTCGTCAATTCTTCGATCAATCCCTTTTGATGCGTCAATTCTTCATCGAGTACGCGGATCTTTTTCCACGGATTTATAACCATTCGAGCGATAACCTCCCAGAGGATTGACCGCCGATCCCGAGAACGAGAGAATCGCCTTTATCCGGAGAACGTCCGAGACGTTCTTTGATCTTCTTCTTTTCTTCGATCATGATTCCGGAGGACGTCATTTTCCAATTGACTGCGGTTAGGTCATGATAGAGTTCTTGATCGTCAGGAATCGCGAATCCGGATCCGTCTTCTCTCGGTTCGAGAGCCTCTCTCGTAGACCAATAATATTGAGCGCGCAAATTTCCAAAGGGTAATTGTCCAGATCGATCATAGAGTCCGGACTTCGCAGAGAAATTCACTCCGACGACCTGAAGACCCATCTCTTCGAGAGAGCGGAACGCGCCCGCCCCGACTCCGATCACGTCACAATGCGCGATTCCGCCGATGGTCCGGAGAAGATGTTCGAGATGATCTTGCGCGTTCTTGACGTTCCCCTTTTCGACGATCTGTTCGATCGCGACGTCTCGGGCGCACGGCGTAAAGACGGAAGAATCCAAACCCGCGTCTGCGAAATCCGCCCCGATCGTCTCGATCTTTTCCGGAATCTTCCCCTCCGCTCGTAGCATTCGCCATCGTTCCATGGCGGTTCTTACGTGCGACGCGGGGAAGACCTGCCAATCTCGATCGATCCGATCCGTGTACCAATCACCTTTTGTCCACGCGGAGCGAAGAGGTTCGGGAATTCTTTCGATATCGTCATAATATGATTGCGGAAGGTATGGGTTATCTCTGAACGGGGCCGGAACGAAAGAGAATTGTCCGATGTCATCGTCCGGCATGATCGGACGTTTTTCAATGAAGATCTGACGAACCCAATTCGCGTGTTCCCCGTCCGGATTTGAAGCGGAGATGAATTTCGGACTCTCGACTCTCGGCCACCGGAGAGATCCGCGCAGATAGGTGAACGTCTCGAGAGGGATTTCCGTCAATTCATCCACGGCGATGATCGCGTTCTCCGTTCCCTTTTTCCTCTTTGGGTCGTCAAGGTTTCGAAACGCGAGAACGTGTCCGCCATATCTCTGCGCGAAATGATATTCTTTATCTGACGCGTGATACTCTCCGAACCATTCCGGGACTTCCGTGAGAAATTTGTTGATATGCAATTCTTTCAACTCCGGATAGTGCATCGTGCAAACGGATCCACGCGCGCCATGAATACCGATATCAGATAAAGACAATAGGAATAACACGCAATACCATCGACACCAGAACGATTTTCCCGGTCCGCGTATCCCTCCGAAAAGTGTATATCTCGAATTCAACGCGGAATAAGTCGCGCGTTTCTGCGAATCCGTGAACCGGATTAGATCGGAAAGGTTAATCGGTTCCACCGATCTTCCCTTCTTCGCCATTTGTTTTCTCGGGTTCAGGTGGTAAAGCGAAGTCTCCCATATTGATCAAAAGAGAACGTCCGAGATTCTTTTCTTCCGTTCTCTGCGTTGGCGTCTCATCGAAATACTTCTGGTAAATATCAATCAGCTTTTCTGTGGAGGACAGGAACTGGGAAAACGTCATATTTACCGGAAGAGGAACCTCGTTCATGAATATCTTCAATTCATTCACGCATTTACGAAGCGCAAGAAGCAGATCGGATTTGATCGACTTTTTAATCGCCTCGAATTCCGCATCCTCTTTGGCTTGGATCATGTCATCATGCGCCCGGGCTCGTTCGTCCCATTGGTACCGTTCGGACGCGCGGATCCACGCGGCGGATACCCCTCGGAACTTGTGAGCTCCACCATGGGAGACTTTCCACTTTCTTGCAGCCTCCTCCAGGGTACGATCCTTCCCAAGCTCCAGATAGACCGAAAACCTCTCATACCAGTATGGAGGTTCTGATTTCAGGCGTTCCCAGGGATTCTTGTTCAATAGTATCTCTTCATGACCGTAATCTTGCTGGTGTCATTGGTTGGGAACGTGATCACTTCATCCTGACCTCCGGATCCGCATCCGGGACAGACGCATTCTATTTCCGCGCGATACGTCGCCGTGGTTGAATATTGATCGTCGGCGGAGATCTGATCATCTCCGGAGAGATCGTCGTCGTCCCAATCGTATTCGAAAGTATATCCTCCGGTGATCGACGTTTTCGTGGTTGACCCTGTCGTCGTGATCTCCGTTCCGTCATCCGGGTTCCACATGTGGAATTCGCACGTATAGCCGGAAAGATCCGCGGACGTTGAGACGGTGAGTTGATAATCCGGATCGGTATCGTCTTGTTTCCAGATCATTGAATTCTGCGAGAATGAGATCGCAGAAGACCAAGAGATATCGAGAGCCGGACCGCCTGCCGGATATTGATACCAGCAAACGACGTCCCCTCCATAGACGAGAGTCAGATCATACGAATCGCCGTCCGAATCCGGAAGGTTCTCGATCACGTATTGACCCGTGGATCCGCACTCCGTGACGGTGATCGAAGACGTATCTTCAGACGTGCAAGAATCGTCTTTATATAGCGCGATCGCGAAATCCGTCTTCGTCAATCCGGAGGGGACTCCGGCGCACCTCGTATATTCTGCGAAGAGAACGGAAGAAAAGAATATCAGGGCGGACGGAATCACAACCCGCGCGTAACGGAGGAACAAGGTCTTCTGTTTTTTTTGGTTG